TAGAGATCCCGCGCCCGATACTCTAGTTCCTGGATCATATTCCGCACCCCAAACAACGTCTTTTATTATTTGGGAAGCGTATTCAAAACCTCTGTCGTTTGGATAAAAAACATTTTGGGATTGTGAATTAGTAAAACGTCCTGGGGTTTTTTCAAAATCTGCAAAAAGATTAGCAACTGTAACTGAAACTGTGCATTTGCCTTCATCCTCTGCTTCTGTAATTATTGGGGTGTCCATATTGCCTTGAAATATAACAATAGGATCTGCAATTAATGAATCATCTGTTGAACTTAAAAATCCTTTTCTAATAATTACTTTACGATCAACAAAATCTTCATCCAAAACATAATTAATATAGGTTTTATCTACACCCGACAAACCAATAGTAATGCTGCTAACCTGTAGCTGATTTGTTTCTTCAATATCGGTAAAACTTAAAAAATAACCACCCGCTAAATAAGTATTAGAATCGTAAGTAATGGGAATATAAGCATCCGTCATATATTGAGTCCCCGTAGGGGCATCAAAATAGACTTCTAATAAATGAATCGGTTGATTCTGATCTTTAACAATTTCAGATTGAAATGCCGCACTTGAATTTCGATTTGCCATTTATGGCACCTCTATTAGATCAACCTCGAAAGAATATAAACTTGTTGGGTCAGTAGTATAGGTCGAAACGTCTTTTGTAAAAGCAACATTAAAAGGAACTCCGTTTATTGTTAAAGTTTCATTGTTGGCAACGGCAGTTGATAGCTTGGGGGTAAAAGATAAACTTCCTTCGCCCGATCCGCCGCTACTCATATCCGCAGTAGCCATGTAAACTTTAGAATGGCCGCTAAATTTGAAAAAATCTCCTGCTCGTAAAATATTACTTGTGCTTGCTGTCATTCCGTCTAGTGAAACGCTAGTGCTACCCACCGAAAGACCCGATCCCTCGTTGACTACAGGAAATTCGTCTGACTCTCCTCTAGTTACACCAATTACTGCGGGAGTCCAGGTGAAAGTTTCATATTGACCGCGTTGTTTAACTGAAAAAGCATAAATAGGATCAAAATCCGATCTTTGCATTGGCGGAAAAGTTACTTTAAATGCCCACCTCTGACCGCCCCTTGATCTTACCTGTCTGCGTAAATTACTCGCTACCGACACTAAAGTTGGCTCGATAGATTGAACTTCAATAGAAAAAGGTTTAGGGGTGCTAGGAAATGTTCCACTCATGCGGGCAATCTCCTTCCGCGCTTCCTAAATGATTGGTCAATAATACCAACAATTGTCGGTGCTTGTTCGGTTATTGCTTGTAGGGAATCTCGGCTATCCCAAGATTTAATGTCGAAGGTTACGCTAACATTAGTTGTATTTGCACCACCCAATTTATCATTGGGAACGATAGTGCCAGTATTACCAGGAACAAATAGCTCTGCGCCTTTTTCTCCAACAAGATAGGGTTTACCTGCTCTTACTGTCCCCCCGCTTGCTGCTGCTTCTACTTTCCCACCACCGAAAAAGCCTGTAACGGCGGCAACTGCTTTTTGAACTACAAATACTCTTATAAGTTGGGCGACTATCTGCTTTAATATTTGATCCATAACGTCTCTTAACCCTTCCGCCCCCGATTTGATATTCATAAAGGCATCAACTAATCCGTCCTCTAATTTCTTGGCTACTCCTTCTCCTAATTTTTCTAAATCTGCAAATTTATCTCTGCCTTCGTTAAATACTCTGTCAAAACCTGCCATAAAACTTTCCAAACCTTTAAATCCTTCTCCTAACTCGCCGCTTGTGTCTGTAAGGCTTTCCATTCCTTCTTTTGCTTCTGTTGTGCTTTGCCATAGTTTGCGTAATTTATTAGCTGCATCTTTAGCACTATTTCCGTATTTTCCAACAGCGTCTAATTGTTTTTTTAATTCTTCTTTTAATGCTCTTAAATCTTTAATTGGTCTAAGAGAACTAAACGCAATTTCCATTTTTTTTGCGAAAAATTCTAATTTTATCTCAGACCTCTCAAGAAAATTAAGAAAGACGGCGAATGATTCAATCAACCTGGCTAATCCTTCGACCATTTTATTAGCTATAGTTTCTCCTAAAGTATCAAAAGTTCCTTCAACGTCTCTGCCTTTAGCTAAAAAAACTGATATTTCTTTAGATATACCTTCTAATGCGGGTAAAAATGCACCCATAACACCCGATACAAGCGCGTTTATTTGTTTCTTGATTCTATTTACTGCATCTGCAAATTTTTCCGCTTTTTTGACTGTATCTTCACTTATTAAAATTCCTAGATTCTCGGCTTCAGTAAAAAATTCGCGTAGTCCTTCTGATCCATTTTTTAAGGTTGCTACTAATGCAACACCCTCAGAGTCGAAGAATTTAAAAGCCAATCTTACTTGTTCAGCGCTGTCGGTTGTGTTTGCGATAGCATCTGCAACATCAAAAAATACTTCTTCGATGTCTCTTAGTTGGTTATTGTCGTCAAATAGGGCAATACCGAGATCCGCGAGAGCTTGTTTTGCTTCCCCCGTGCCTTTTGCCGCTTCCGCCGTTCTTCTAATGAATCTTTGTAGACCCATATCTAAGGCTTCTACTTTTACCCCCGTTTGTTCTGCGGCGAATCTTAGCTTCTGTAAAAATACGGGATCAATGCCTAATTTTTCCGATGTTTTTCCTATTTTATCGAGCATAGAAACATACTTAGAAACAACGAGTCCAACCGCGCCTACTGTAGCCGTTATTCCTAGTGCAAGTTTAGCAATTCCGCCACCAACGGCTTTAGCCGCAGATCCTACTTTTCCTAAACTGGCCGTAACGCTGCTAAAAACCCTTTTGGATTTATTTACCGCATCTATTACTATTTTGTATTTAGTCTGTCCCATTTACTTTCTTTTTTCTTCCAATACTTTTATGTAAGCAATCCAACCTATATATTCATTGACAGTTATTTCACGCAACTCACTTAGAGTCATGTGAAGGCGATCCGCCAACGCATATTGCGCGAATAGATCAGAATCTTCCCTTACTTTTTTTCCGCCGTCTCCAAATCATCAACACCCATAATCCAAGTGCCGATTTTGGTTAAAACGGAAACGTCTACACCATTCATCAACTTATATTTGTCGTCCATAGTGAATAGCTTTTCTCCATTTTCATCTAATCCTTTATGGATTAAAGCAAAAGCCAATAAAGCTAAATCGTCATTTTTTGATATACGATATAACTTTTGCGACTCCTGCAAAGTTAATGGTTTTGCGTAGACATAGAAAGACCCCGATTCATCCGCCCACTCCTCAACCTCTAATCTCCTTATTTCAATCGAGTCAAAGTGTGCTGCTGCTCTATCTATCGCCTTCACGTTAAACTGTTGTTTCCGTAACGGCGCCATTGTATTGACAGCCGTATGATGCTTCGATCATCCCGTCAAAACTTCCTGTGACAGTTTTTGAAGTAACAATTGCCGTGCCTGTGAAATATACGTCTCCGCTATCTGCCCCTTCGGGGTAAAGAACAAGAGTTATTTCTGAGCCTGGATCGCAAGCCTGTTGGCCGTTTGTATCGGTTTCATCCCAATAACAATCGAAACTAGCACTAGCCGTTGTCAATCCTGCTTTGTAAGTTCTAGCCGTATCGCCCATAGTAGAATCTTCAATAGTGTCTGAGGATAGATCCAAAGACCAATTGCGAACTTCCGTTACTGTGTTTGATCCAACTTTTACTAAGCCGTCTTTTCCTGCATGAGTAGCCATAATTATTTTCCTTTTTGTTTATTAATTTTTGTTTTACTTACAGACGCAGACCGATCTTTCTCCGTCCAACCAATTGATTTTAAAAATTCTGCTCTATCCAAAGACACAACAATTGGGTCTTTGCCTATTGGAGAATATAAAATCGCTTTACCTTTTTCCACTTTCATAGTTTTTTCCTAAACTGCCGAATCGGGATCATCTTCTGCCGTCATGTATTCGACCATATAAGTCAACACACAAGTTCCCAGGGGTTGATCTCCTTCTTCATTATAGTTAATTTCGGTAGATTCGAGATATGAATTTTTAGCAAGATTGTTTAAAGTAATGTCTCCCGACATTGCTGTTTCAACCTCGCTACAAATCAAATCAACTTTATCATCAAAGTTACTTACTTGTTTTACATATCCTTCAACAACCAAAGATAAATTTCTTAACAGAGTTCTAGTTGTTCCCATAGTTTCGGGTTGAGAATCTTCTGATTTAGTATAGATCAATAAACCAGGCAAATTGTTAGATCCTAAAGGATAAATTCGAGATTGGTAAACGCGGCTTCCCGTAGTGGTCAATGACCCTAATGTAGTTGCTGCTCTTTCTCTTATTTGTTGTCTAACGTGAGCCATATTTATTGTGTCTCCAATACCAAACTTGTAACCCCAGATCCGTCTGGTTGAACTGAAACAATGTTGTAGCTTACAGAATCAATGGTTATAGAATCCTCGTTATCTACGTTTGTCATATCTGAGCTTTGCCCCGTTACTACGGGTTGCGTTGACTCTACATCCACACCAAGTCCAGGGTCTATAGCGAAATATTCTTTGTTGAATATTACGTTTATAGTTGAACTCGATCCGTTAATAGTAATCGTAGCTTGTGTCCCGTGAGCATCGGTATCAAAAAACCCTGCTAAATCAGACGCAGTTTCGAGAGCCATAACTATTTCTTCTTGCTTCTTTTCTTAACTGTTTTGCTATCAGAAGAATCTAATCCTACTGAACGATCTGCTGATTTAGATTCGCCGTGTGCGGCTACTTGCCCTGCGGCTAATAGTCCTGCCGCTACAGGTTGTTCTAATTCAACGGATTCGCCAATACGATAGTCGCTTCCTTCAATTACGCAATTTTTAAGAACTTCGTATTTTTCCATAACTTTTCCTTTTTTTAAAAGTGGAAGGGTTTTTACACCCTTCACACTATTTAGACTAATTAGTCTGTTGCCTTCGTGAACGATTGTCCATGTCTAAGTGCTACATCACAAAATTGAGTGGCTCTAATACGAGTCACGTTATTGCTAGCAACTGAGAAGGGATCCACCAAAATATCGATTGAGCCAAAAAAGCCAATCAATAAGTCAGACCACATTCCAAAGTAAATATAACCTGCCCCAACTGCATTACTAATAGTTACATCATGTCCGTTTACTCTGTTGTCGCCGTCCATAATAAAGATTGCTGTATTAGTCGCCTTTTGAGTAGTTTTTAAATTCCCAACTATAGTTGAGTTAGTTAAATAACCAGGTCTATTAAATGGCACGTTATCCGCTAGAACTAACGATTCCATTTCTACTGCTTCCGCCCAAGTGGGTGTATGAGCAGTTGCCAATGTCACTGAATTAACACCAGTTGCATTGTCCAATCCAGTTGGTTGTCCCGAACTTCCCGATCCCGTCATAGCACCCGTGTCTACTACTTTACCTATACCCGCAGCAAGATCGTTTCTTACTAACGTCTCTATTGATAAAGATGAATTAGCTAACATTTTGTTAGTTATATCAGTGTAGGCCGAAATGGTATTTGGAGACATCGTTACGCTGCCTAAAGTAAGCTCTGATTCAGAGACAGCCCCGCCTTCGGTTGCGATCCATGCCGCAGTCGAAACACCAGTCTGTTTTGGAATCTTAACGTTATCTACTAAGTCAGGGAATATAGTTGCCCCCGCGCTGATAACACCAGACGCATCTCTTAATGCAGAGATAAAGTCTCCTGTACGAAAGTCTTGGCCTACGCCGCCACTGTCGTCAGATGTATTAATATCACGAGTCCATGTACCCATTACCTCGCCTGGTAACGTAAGACCTTCTGAATTTCTGCCGTATTTGTCTTTTGCCGCTTGTGACGCTTCAAATTCAAATTTGGCTTCTTCTTGAGCCTTTCTGTTAGTAGGATTCGACATAGCGTAAACCGCTTTTAGAATGCTAAAGTCCCTGGATTCCTTTTGAGTTAATCCAATGTCTGAAGTTTCTAAAGGTTTTCCACTAGGTATAGAATCTAAAAGTTGACCTCTGAATGTCTCAAGATCAGTTCCTTCTTTGATTGCCTGTCGAGCTAAGTCTTGTTGTAAGTGCCTTGATCCTAATTCAAGAATCTCATCATTTTCTTTTGCGATTCTTTTAGCAGTTTCAGAAGCAGTAACAGATTTAACATCCTCGACATTAATTTCTTGTTCTTGTTCCATAATTTTTTCCTTTTTATGAATTATTGTTTTATTTACACCAACGCTATTTGTTTCAGTCGCTAAACTTTCCACATTTAAAGTTGGCAGTTCTTTAGCCGCATCATCGCTTCTTCCGATTCCTACGTTCTGACTTTGGTCGGCAGGAATGCTTACGATTGAACTCTCTAAGGGAGTCCAAGAAACTCTGTATGCGGGATCATCGAAAGAGTTATCTCTTTCCATGCTATTTATGTTATAGCCGACACTCACGTTCCCGCGTATGCCGTCCTTTACATCATTAAAAATTTCAGTTGCTAGTTCGCTTTTTCCAAAACGCACTTCTGCTATTGTTCTTTTAGCAGCGTCATCAATGAAATAGTTTTCGACCACTCCGATTTGTTTAGTCATATCGTGATCCAGGAGTAAAGGCGCACGGCCTTGACTCATAAAAGAATCATCAATAGAACTAGGAGAATGATCTAATATTTCTAAACCAAAAGATCGAGAAACGGGAGTCTCACTTGTTAGAGCAAGTCTAACTCTGCGATTATCTTCGTCTATATATTCAGAACGAATAGCCGCAGAACGGAATTGCTTTTCATTAGCAAAACTGCGTTCATCACTCTCAGTTTGCTCGGCTTCTGATTCGGGTTGCGATTCTTCTTCCAATTCAACTTCGACTTCAACTTCTTCAATTTCAGTTTCAGTTTCTTCGGTTTCAGTTTCTTGATCCGTTTCTTCCGCTTCAATGTTATGTTCTTCCATTGTCCTTCCTTTTAGTTACTTGGCAAAATTGCCACACCCACTCTAAGACTCCGCGCAGAGAATGAGGGTGTATTTATCTCTGCTTTTAGTGGCACAATCGCAAGACCGAGACTCTCGCGATTCCCGCCGATTCGCCAAGTTCTATTCATTTCCTTCAACCTCTATATTCGGCTCAACGGGAGTCTTGGTTGCGCCATAAGGAGAGAATGCCGTCTCGATGCCGTATTGATCTGCCAAAGACTTTTCTCTTGATAATTCTTCAAAGAGTTCTTCGGGATCACGACCTAAAGACGATTGAATATCCGAAATTGTTACCTGTCCATTCTGTAAGCCAACTACGTTAGCGTTCATTTCCTTTAAAGGATCTATCCATTGCCAACTGCGCGGCAAGAACGTAACAGATGATGCGAATTTTTCATATTTTGTTATTGGAATGCTTATCTCATTAGTTGACATAGCGTATTCAAGCCATTTCAAATAAATTGGTCTAACCATGTGTTCAATAACAAACTGTTGAACTGATTTGTAATAGTCTCTCTGTTCCATTACACCCTGCCTAATACTGGAATAATTTACACCTTCCAGGTTATTAGCTAAATCTACATACGAGACATTAAGACCCGATGCAATACCTCGAAGAATAGCTTTTTGAAATGGATCGAATGTCATATTCGGGTAATCGGGTTTCCATTCTCTAAACTCGCTTCCTGCGGGTAGTTGTTCCATGCTTCCAGGTGTTGCATCCATAATCTGCGTATAAGTATCTTCTGTCTCCTCGCCCAAATAGCCGTCTCCGTCTGGTGAAACTATAAATCCCATTTTCGCCGCACCGACTCTTGCGTTTACTATTGCCGACTCCTCTAATCCGTCTAACATCTTTGCTCTTGCTAAAACGGGGGAAGTCCAGGGAACACCCCTTGTTTGTTCTGCTCTTGTTGAAACGTAGCCGTGTATTAGTTCACGCGCAGGAACTTTGATGTATTTCTTACTGTAGTTATAAGAACTATTTGCTGAATTTTTAGCCAAATAATAGGCTATGGGTTTTCCAAACCCGTTGACCTCAACTCCCATTTTTATTGAGTTACCATTTGATTCATTTTTTACTGTATAAGTTTCGTCTAAATGATCGGCTTCTAAGAACTGCAAACCAAACCCGTATTTATTTTCTTCTGACCTTACCAATCTAATAAGTGATTCTCCGTCTCTTGCTAAACTCTCAACAAATAATTTTTGGCAATCTAAGAAAGATTGTTTTCCGTTTAAAGTGCAACTTCCAACTTGCCCCCACTCTTTGAACGCTGCTTCGACTTCTGCGTTTCCGTTTAAATCCAGTTCTCCATTTTCGTTTCTTGCTTTTGATGCAACTCTTATTCCGCGAGATCCAATTACATTGCTAACTAACATTTGCAAATAACGTGCTATATAGCTGTCATTTCTTGCTAATGATCTACTTCTGTTTCTTAATATTTTCAAAGACCCCGATATTTCTTCATCCGCAGTATTGCTAGACGTTTTCCAGTCTGCGAATAATCTTCCGCCTTGTGCGCCCGAATAGTTGCGCTTAAAAGAAGGGATCTTATTTTTTCTATTAAATATGTTTTTATACCATGCCATTAAAATTTAACCTTTATTTGATTACCTGTAGCTTCTCCCTTGCTTCTTCTTGATGCCTTATCTTCATTTAAAACCAGGTGTTTATAGTGTGACTTCCAATCGTTTAATTCTTGGGGAGACATTCTTGATAATGAACGACCCGCTATGCTCATACTCATTTGATCTATACTTGCTCTGTTTTCTAGGGTTGCTTCTAAAGCATCAAAGACGATGCGATTATGTGATCTTGGGTCGCTTGAGTCTGCGTCCAAATTAGAAATGACAGTAGCGATGCCTTCGTTCAAAACCAATCTTTCGCTTGAAGAATTGGTTATATATTCTTGATATTTATAATCGCCTTTAGTATAGCCAGTCGTTGTAGCACTTGGCACGGAGATTGTGTATAGGCTTGTTTCACTTTCAGTTATATTGCTTGACCCTATTGATATTTCTGTTGCTGCCGTAGATAAAAGACGAAAAGAATAGCTTAAAGTATAGTCGGCGCGCGGATAATCCGTTAGGTCTCTTTTCCATAACCAATTGTCCCCACATACCAGGGTATCGGGAACATTTGTTGGATAATTTACTGAATCAAATCTATTAGCCAATTTATTTCTCTTGCAATTGACTAAAAACCCTAACTGCCAAAATGGTTACGTCAAGTCATTTCCAATCATTTACAAAAGACTTTCTTTTTCTTATTAACTTTCTTTGTGGATTCAATATATTATTTGAAGTTGGTTTTTTTTGTTTCTCTACTTTTTCGTTCGCAGTATTTTCATTAATGAGTTCTAAGTTGGGTTGTAAAATGTTTAATGCGACTAAGGAATAGACAAAAGTATCAAGGCTCTCATTTCTTCTGTATTGCTTGACCCAAACTATGCTTTTGTTTCCTTTTACATATTTGATTACTCTTTTTTCGCTTGTAAGTTGTTTAAAGTATTCTTCGTCACAAGTAGAGGGAAAATGAATATATCCCGCACCTTCATTTTCAACTTGCAACCATTGAAAGATATATTCTTTTGCAGAATCAACACCCGCAGGAAATAGCTGAACTCTTTGTCTGCCCGCTATTGTTGGTCTACCCGCTATACTCTTTCCTGGTTGACTCTGACCCTTAATAGCAAATATTCTTCGTCCGCGTCTTACTTTCACATAGTTATAAACAGAATTAGTTTGATAACCCGAATCTATAGCTACACAAGCAATCGGAAGCGAGGGTAGACTTTCTCTTGAGTAGCGTCTTTTTAAATAATCATCCAAGTCTTGCCAAACTTGGTTTTGTGAAGTTTCTCCCCAAAATATCTGATAATCTAAAACATAACTTTGAGATTCTAATCCCCAACCAATACATTGAAGTTCTAATCTATCTTCTTGGCAATCTACCCCGCCTGTAATTACCAAAACTTCGTTGGGTCTAATTCCTTCATCGTAGTTTTCCCTTCTAGCCATTAATCCTTCTG